GGGCCGGCCGCGCCGGCCGGGCCGGTCGGGCCGGTCGGGCCGGCCGGGCCGGTCGGGCCGGCCGCGCCGGTGTCACCCTTCGCGCCGGTCGCGCCGGTCGGGCCGGTCGCGCCGGTCGCGCCGGTGTCACCCTTCGCGCCGGCCGCGCCGGTCGGGCCGGTGTCACCCTTCGGCCCGGTCGGACCGCGCTCACCTGGGTCTCCCTTGTCGCCCTTGGGGCCAGCCCCTTCGCCTCCACCGCCCGAGGCCGCCGCCTCCTCCGCTCGCAGCGCGCTCTCTTCGGCGCTCGCGGCTGCTACCTCGGCGCGGGTGGCGGCGGTGGTGTCGACCACGATGACTGTGCCGCGGTTCGGGATGACGGGCATGGCATCGATGAGACGGACGTCCCGCCCGGCCAGCACTGCCATGTGGAACGACGGCAGAGAGACGCTGGCGTAGCCGACCCGCAGGTTGCGGAACTCGACGAGGTACGTGACGTCACCGGCGACCTCGAGCGCCATGTCGTCGGGGAGCTTGCCGTCGACGAGCTCGAAGGTGGTGGGGGCGTTGAGGGTTGGCCCGTCGGCGCCGTCCGGGTACATCGGTGCGTCGGGGGTGAAGATGACGGTGCCGGTGACGACTTGCTTGCCGTCGGGCGCGTAGAGGCCGCCGGTGACGCGGCCGGTGGATGTGGTCGCCATGGCGGCCCCTCTCGCTCGAGCTACTTGGTGACGCTCGCGGCGGGCACGGAGCCGGCACCGAAGCGGGTGAGGAAGGCGTTGACGGCCGGGATCGCCATGACGCGCGTCACGACGCCGAGCACGGCGATCGCGACGGCGATGACGCCGTTGACCCAGACGTAGACCTCGGCGGGGACGTCGGGTGCTCGGAAGGCCTCGGCCAGCAGGGGGAGCGTCGAGTTCGCGATGGGCACGAAGACGACGAGGGTGGCGAGCACGGTGCGGATGACGCGCTTGTTGGGGAACCAGATGCGCTGGACCTGGGTGGTGTCGATGTGGGTCACGAGTGTGCCTCCGGGTTGTGTAGGGGTGCGGTGTTCCAGATGGAGTCGTCGTCCTCGAGGCGACGAGCGCGCTCGATAGCGTCGTGCTCCGAGCGGGTCAGCATGGGGCGTGCGCCGCCGTCGGCGACGTGCCGGTCGATGGCGGACTCCTGGGCGTTGAAGGCGGCCTGGTAGACGCGCGAGACGTTCAGTCGGGTCTCGCCCTGGCGGACGAGGGTGTCGACCTTCTGCGAGACGGCGTCGAGGTCGGTGCGGAGTTGCCGGTTCTCGGCCCAGAGATCTTGGATGGTGACGGGCCCCTTGACCTTGCGGACGACGATAAGTGCGGTGGCGCTGACGACGGCTGCGACGACGACCGCGGCCGGAGCGACCCACCAGGGCGTCATCGAACGACCGTCCCGCGGGCGATCCTCACGAGGCGCGAGAACGGGTGGACGGAGAGCGCCACGGGCAGGACGGCCACGGGGAGTCGGTTGAGTTCCCCGTCTACCTCGACGACCCGGAAGACGATGGCAGCCGAGTAGCCCATGAGCATCGCGACGAGCAGCAGGGTGGTGACGAGCTCGAACCCGCGGCGGGCGAGGCGGCCGCTGACGACGACGCCGACGATGGCTCCGAGGGAGAACACGACGATGGCGAGGGGCCAGACGAAGGCCCAGAGGGGGCCGCCGACGATGTCGAGCGTGGCGACCCCGACCGCACTGCAGAGCGCGCCGTAGACGGCGATGAGGGCGTACTCGATGACGAGTGCTGTGGGTGAGACGGTCACCGACCGTTGGGCGTCTTCGACGGCCTGTCTCATGGCTGGCCTACTTACCGAGAGCCTTCTCGACGGCCCTCTGGACCGCGGCGTTGAAGGCGTCCGTGTTGGCCTCGCGGGTGCGGACCACTGCGTCGCGGTCGTACTCGTTGATCTGGACGCGGGACTTGTCGTAGGCCTTCTCGAGGGCTGCGAGGTCGTCGGCGCCGATGGCGATGGACGCGTAGTCGGTGTCGGCGATGTACTGCTGCTGACCCTTGGTCGTAACGACGTGGAAGAGGTCGGGTGCGGGCATGGCGTGTGCTCCTTCGATGAGGGTGAGAACGGCGGGGGTGATGGTCTTGGTGACGGGGGTGAGGTTGAGGGTCCAGCCGGCGGGGGCGACCTTGCCGCCGGCGGGTACGCCCACGTAGGTGTCGTGCCAGGGCTCGCCGGCGACGTGGCCCATCTCCCAGCCCCAGGGGCGTCCGATCGCGGCGATGATGGCGTGTTCGGTGGCCGAGAGCGCCCGTCCGCCCGGGCCGCCGATGTCGGCTGCGCCGCGGCGGGACTCGTCGTGGTTCGACGTGTAGAGCGGCGATGCCGCGACGGGTGCCCAGGGGCCCCGACCGGCCTCGTACGCGCGGCGGGCGGCGAGCTTGGCCGCCTGGTCCGGACGCGAGCGCACACCCTCGTTGATCGGACAGTGGTAGCCGAGCGCCTCGGTGACCTCGTTCTGCATGCCGATGTACTGGCGGCCCGCCTCGGGCTGCAGGTACTGGGGTGCGCCGCCGAGGTACGGCGAGTTTTGGATGAACAGCAGGGCCATGGCCCCTCCTCAAGAAGAAAGCCCCGGCGGCCGGGGCGGTGTTACGACTCGAGGGCCTCGAGTCGTCGTGTCAGGTCGTCGACCCGGTCGGCCAGGGCGACGCGCTGGTCGCGCTCCCACCGGGCGACGACCTGCAGGGCCACGCCCCAGTTGATGTAGTGGATGCCGTCCGGGATCGGCTCACCGTCGGCGGTCCGCTTCAGGCGGCCCCACTGGTCGCGCTCGTAGACGACGAAGGGCCACAGGCCGGCCTCGTGGAGGCGCTCAGCGATCATGCCGAGCTCGAGCGGGGCCTTCGCGGTGGGGTCCCATTCCGTGTAAGGCGGACCGCAGGTGCGCCGCCACTCGGCGTGCTCGAGGGCGGCCGTGTACTGATACCAGACGGGCATGACGCTGAGGATCGCCTCTGGGTCGATCTCGGCCGCGGTGATGTGCGTCTTGTACCGCTCCGACGACGACGCGGTGCCGGCACGACCATCAGCCGATTGCCACCAGGCCGCGACGCGGGTGCCAGTGATGTTGTAGCCGGGAGCGCCCGAGGCGTAGAGCGTCACCCCGTTCAGGTTGCCGTTCGACGTGACGGTGCCGCCTGTCACGGAGCCACCCGTCACGCCGCCCGTCGTTGACACGGGGCGGGCAATCGTCCCTGAGGTGAGGTCGGCACCGTCGTGCTTGTGGCTGGTGTCGGACTTGCCGCCGAGCTTGCTGTCGATCTGCGAGGACGTGTACGAGTTTGCGGCGATCGCGGCTTGCACCTGCGCGTTGAGGTTCTCAAGGGCGTCGTTGACGCGCTGCACGAGGTCGGCCAGCTGCGTCCCGTCGGCTTTCTCGAGCTCGCGCATGCGCACCCCCGTGGCCTTGAGGGTCCGAGAGAGGGCGTGGAGGCCGTCGGATGACGGCTTCGGGTCAGCCATTGAGCGAGTACACCTCCCCGGTTGTGACCTTGATCCACTTGCCAGCGCCATCGCTCGAGAGCTCCATGAGGCGGCGGCGGTAGATGCCGTTCGGGATGTAGGGGTCGCCGGAGACCTTGACCAGGCAGTAGTCACCGGCGCGGTACTCGCCGGCGAGGGGCGACTGGTCGGCCTGCACCTCGAAGGTCCAGAACTCGATCGGCTTCGAGCCGGTCCGGGCGGCCTCCTTGGCGTACCGGTCGAGTGTCGACTGGCGAGACACTGTCGAGTGCGACGAGTCGATGGTCTCGAGCAGCGGGTAGCCGGCGGCCGTCATGGGCGTGTTCGTGTAGCGGGCGAAGAGCGCCTTGTTGGCCGACCGTCCGCCGGTGGCGAAGGCCCGGCCGGCCATCTTGCTACCGGAGACTTTGACCTGCAGCCCGCGGATGGATCTCTGTGCCGCGACGTAGTCCCAGACGTGAGTCGACTCGGAGAACAGCTGGGGTTGATCTTCGGTGCCGGTACGGAGCACCCATTCGACGCCGAGCAGGTCGGCGGTGAAGCGGGGTGTGAACTCGATGTCGGGGCCGTTGTCGAGGTTGACGAGGTTCTCGAGCGCGTCGCCGATGACGGTGAGGTCGGTGCCGACGTAGTTCTTCTCGTGGATGCCGGCGCGGTCGTCTTCGAGGATCACGGGCACGTTGCCGCCTGTGTGGGCTCGCGCCTGCTGGACCAGCCTCTTGGCGATCGAACCAAGGTCCAAGCCTGCGAGGTTGGTGTCGAGGGCAGGGTTGGGGATCGTCTTGGTCGGGTCCTCGGGGTCGGGGATCATGAACGCCACCGAGTCGGCCAAGACCGGGATGAGGATGCGGTGGTCGAAGTAGGACCACATGCCGCCGCCCGTGATGGTGAGTCGGCCCGAGTCGGCGTCGTACTCGTGGCTCCAGATGGGACCGGAGCACGGGTGGATCACGCCGTTGTCGACGACGGCGATGAAGGCCTTGCCGACGGTGGCCGCGTTGCGGAGCTCGAGGGCGATCATGTCCGGGTCACGGAGAGTGATGTGGGCGGTGATGCCGCCGGCGCCGTTCACTTCGGTCGACCACTTCGATTCGCCCAGGACGTTGAGGTCGAGCAGCTTGCGCCCCGTGCGGAGGTCGCCGATGAGCCATCGGGTCACGGTGCCCCCTTAGTATTCGCCGGCGATGTAGAGGTCGACGTCGACGAGGACGCTAAGCGAGATGCCGACCGATGAGTCCGCGGCGATGGTCAGGGTCGACGCGGTGTTGGCGGGGACGTCGACGCGCGTCATCTTGGCGAAGGTCGCCTGCTCCTTGAGGGAGAAGTACGGCCGGTAGCGGGCCTCCCGGCTGTTCCAGCCGTCGGACGCGGTAACGCCGGTGCCGGAGACGCCCATGGCGATGCCGAAGTTGCCGCCGGCGCTCGAGTTGCCGCCGCCGGTGCCCATGATCTTGACGACGGCGCGGAAGGCGAACGGCATCGCGGGGAGCGTGATGGTTCCGAGGGTGGTTGAGGCCGACAGGTTGTCGCGCTCGTACTGCCGGTTGAAGTTCCGGTTGAACGCCGGAGCGTAGACCACACGCCATCCCGCGCCCGTGACGCGCTCCCAGATCGACGAGTCGAGGAAGATGAACGCCAGCTGGCCGGGGCCCGCGTTGCCGGAGTCGGCCTGCATCTCGTCGACGGTGCGGTAGTTCACCATCGAGCCGACGGGGGCCGTCCACCGGAAGGTGTTCTTGATCGCGACGCCCGAAGCCGAGATCGAGGTCACACCGGCCGGGATCGTGACCGTGGCGATCTCGATCGCGCCCGTCGGGACTGCCTTCTTCGTGGGGGAGGCTGCTGCGTCACCCTTGACGACGCCGAAGACCGGGTCGGCCGTGGCGTCGCCGTTGCCTTCGGCGTTGTCGTTGTGCTTCACGAAGACGACGTCGATCCGCGAGTTGGCCGCGGGTGCGGCCTCGATCGACACCGCCGTCGTCCCCGTGTTCGCGATGATGATCGCCCCGTCGGCGGCACTCCGCGATGTGACGAAGTCGGCCCGCTTGACGATGACGGCCATGCCTGAGCCGGCGACGACGATGTCGGTCTGGTCGCCGTAGGCACCGTAGGCGGTCAGAACTCCGGTACGGACCGCCCCGGAGGCGAGCGACAAGATGCGCGCGGACTCCATGAGTCGCGAGTCGAGCGGCGTCGTGCCGGCGTTGCGGACGTAGCCCTTGGACAGTGGCATGAGGTGCCTTTCGAGCAGGAGCCCCCGCGGTGGGCGGGGGCTCGAGGGGTGGAGGGCTAGACGTAGGCGTCTGCTGTGGTGACCGTGAGGCGCGGCGTCCCGGTGACCGTGCCGAGGGGGGTGAACTGCACCTCGCCGGACTGCCCAGGTTCGATGGGCCACCACTCGGACTTCACGAGGAACCCCGAGACGTCTGACTGCCCGTCGATCGAGGCGCGACCGGTCCGGGGGTTCAGGTACACGATTGACCCGTCGGGGATCGGCCGGGTGAAGCGGATCTCGGCGCCGGTCGGCACCCAAGTCAGCAAGAACCCGCCGCCGAGGCCGCCGGTGACTTCGAAGGTCGAGTACGTGTCAGCGGTGCCGTCGTTCGACACGGGGACGCGCCCCGACACCCCCTCGGTGCCCCAGTCCCAGTAGAGCCCTGACGGCGCCGACCCTAGGGGCCAGGTGAGTCCGGAGGACGGGGTAGGGACCCCGCTCGAGGAAGGCACCCAGGGGCCGTAGCGGAAGGGGTCGTGCGTCACGAGGTCGTAGGCGAAGGTGAAGAACGGCTCGATGATCTCGTCGTCCACCTGCGGCGCTTTGGCGAGGGAGCCCATGACGCTCGTCGTGTCGAGCGGATCGGTGACGCTGAACAGCGTCTCGCCGGCTGGCAATGCGGCCACCTGCCGGCGGGCCCTGTAGGCGTCCACGATGGTCCGACCAGACCAGGAACCCTCGACCGTGACGACGCGAGCGCCCCGGTAGACGGTTCCCGGCCGGTGGGTGCCGTGCCCCTGTCCGCGGTCCTCGGCTTCGTACTTCGTTGGTGCGGCGTCGTACCAGCCGATGAGGCGGCGCAGGTGAAACCCGTCGCCGAAGCCGTCTTCGATCGTGATGTCACCGTGGGTGATGGTGGTCACTCTGCGACTCCCGCGAGGTAGCGGCCGAGCTCGCGCCCTGCCAGGGTTCCGATGGTTGCTGAGTCCTGAGCGGGGGCGGCTTGGACTGTGATGGGTGCGTAGACGCGGCGGCCGCCACCGTTCGTGTCTCGTGGGGTGAAGGTGGCGGGGGCAGCAGGCGCGGCGAGGTAGACGGGCGCACTGACGGCACCGCCGTCCGCGTAGCGCTGTTTGCCGTCGCGGAGCCCCTGGCGGAAGGCGTAGACGGCGGTCTGGCCGCCCATGTCTTCGACGTCCTCGGCGGTCAGCACGTGCTCCCCGTTGGAGAGCCAGGCCGGGATCGAGTCGGACGTCGCCGAGCCGGGTCCGTAGACCGCGCCGCCCACTGCGTACGTGCCCATCCGACCGCTGCCCGAGGCCGCTCCGTTCAGGTCGGAGAGCTCGGCGCGGGCGTTGCGGATCTGAGAGAGCATGGACTGCAGCTGCGAGGTGTCCGTGACGGCGCGGATGTTGATCTGCAGGTCGCGGATGGTCTGGGCGAGGTTCAGCTGGATCGCGTCGATGTCGGCCTGGGTCTTGGAAACCCCGGTGGCACCGATGGCGGTGGTGACGTTGGACGGGATGAGTCCCAGCTGGTCGGCGTAGGCGTTGGCTGCCTCTTCGGACACTCCGGCGGCGACCGAGGCGGCGATGTAGGCGTCGCGGCCGCGCTGGATGGCCGCGGAGGCTGCCTCTTGGTCGTTCGTCTGCGTGATGATCGCGGCCGACATCGACAGCGCCGAGCTCGCGATGCCGTCGAGGGCGTCCTGGTTCGCGCGGCCCGCTTCGGTGCCGATGTCGAGGGACTGGCCGTTCTTCTCGAGCGAGGCCGTGGCGTCGTCGATCGCCGCTTCGAAGTCGCGGGTTGTGCTGTTGACGTCGAACTGGGCGGCGCCGAAGTTGGCGATCGCTTCGGCGAGGTCGCTGACTTCGCCCTCGGCGGCGTCCGCCTGCCCTGCGAGCTCGCCGAGAGCGTCGGTCGTCGTGCCGGCGCTGTCGGCCGCGAGGACCTGCTCGTTGTTCACGCCGGCGAGGGCGTCCTGGTACGCCGGCATGAGCTCGAGCAGTTCCTTGCGGGACACCCCCTCGGCCTGAGCCTTGGTGGCGAGCTCGTCGAAGAGGTCGGCGGCGCGCTCGGCGTCGCCGCCGCTGACCAGCTGGCCGAGGGACTGACCGATGGTGTCGAACTGCTCTTTGGTCTCGAGGACGACGTCGGAGAGGCTGCCGCCGGCGAAGACGCCGTTGAGGGTCGAGCCGAACCGGTTCATCTGCGAGTTGAAGCTGTCGCCGGTGAGAAGTTCGAGGCCGTCCGCGAAGCTGTCGACGCCCGAGCCGAGGTCGGTGAACAGGTCTTCGTCGCCCGCTCGGAGCAGCGCTGCGGTGGTTTCGTCGACGCCCTTCGCGCTTCGTTCGCTCGAGGCGGTGAGCTTGTCGAGCGCTTGGGCGGCGGCGAGGGCACCGCCGAGGACGGCGAGCCCCTTGCCGAGTCCGACGACCGCCGCGCCGGCCTTCTGTGCTCCGGGCCCCATCTGGTCGATGGCGGTGCGGAACTCGGCCACCTTGGGCACGGCGAGCAGGAACGCGCCTCCGGCGGTGCCGACGGCTGCCACCGCGGTGCCGAGGCCGAGTGTCGTGGCCTGCACGGCGGGGTCGAGATTGTTGAACCCCTGGACGGAGTCGGTCGCGGCCTGAGTCAGGAACCGGAGGGCGTCGTTGGCGCCGGAGCCGGTCTTGATGAGGCCGGTCTCGAGGGTGCCGCCGAGCGCTTCGATGTCGCCCTTGAGGTTGTCGAGCTTGAGGCGTGCAGTCTCGGAGGCGAAGCCGCTGTCGTCGACCGCGGTGGTCCACTGGTCGACGCCTTCGGCGCCGGCCTGGTACAGCGCGGTGGCCGCGGTGATGGTCTCGCGGCCGAAGATGATGCCGAGGGAGGCGGCGCGGGACTTGTCGTCCATGCCCTGGTACGCGCCACCGAGTTGCCCGGCGGCGTTGCTCAGGCCGAGGAACTTGCCGTTGGCGTCGTAGAGGTTGAGGCCGAGGCGCTCGATCTCGTTGCTGGCAGCGTTCGAGGGCGCAGTGAGCGACGAGAGGACGCCGCGCAGCGAGGTGCCGCCCTGCTCGCCGACGATGCCGGCCTGGGCGAAGAGGGCCAGGGTGCCCGTGGTCTCTTCGAGACTGATGCCGAGGGACTGCGCGACGGGGCCGACGAACTTGAGGCCGTTGGCGAGGTCGTCTACGGAGCCCATGGCCTTGCCCGCGCCGGCGGCCAGCACGTCGGCGACGTGTGCTGCGTCGCTGCCGTCGAGCTTGAACTGCTGCAGGGTGGTCGCCGCGATCTCGGCGGCGCGAGCGACGCCGAGGCCTCCGGCGGATGCGAGGTCGAGCGATCCCTTGAGGCCGCCGCCCAGGACGTCGGCCGTGGAGAGGCCTGCCTTGGAGAGCTCTTCGATCGCGTTGGCGGACTCGGTTGCTGAGAAGACGGTCGACTGGCCGGCGTCGATGGCTGCGTCGCGCAGCAGCGTCATGTTCGCTTCGGACTCGTGCGTCGCGGCCTGCACCGAGGACATCGCCGAGTCGAACTCGGCGAACTTGGTGACGGCCAGGCCGACGCCCGTGGCGGCGATCGCGCCGATCGCGGTGAGGCCGACGCCCAGCGTGTTGATGGCGTCGCGCTTCTGGGCCAGCTTCTCCGACTCGGAGCCGAGCTCTCGGGTCTTCTTCGCCGCTGCGTCCATGCCCGAGATGAAGCCGTTCACCTCGGAGACGAGGGAGACCTTGACGGACCGGTTGGTAGCCATGGGCTCCGCTCTCTATGAAGTTGTGTGTGCGGCCTAGCCCTCGCCAGATTTCTTGGTGAGGTACCAGATGTGGCCGTTGCGGGACGCCTTGGGGTTGGCCTTGTAGAAGGCGTCCTGGGCGTCGCCGAGCGCCTTGGCCGCGAAGTCGATTCGCGGCCGCTCGTTGGCCTCGTAGGACCAGCCCTCCCACTTGGCGGGGTCGGCCAGTGGGTCGGTCGCTTCGGACATGGGCTGCCCGTGCGGGCCGAGGTCCGCGAGGTAGCGGCGTCGTGCGAGCAAGAGGGACAGCTGCGCGTCGTCGAACTCGGCCTCGCGGGTGGTGGTGCTGCCGATGAGGCGGCCAGCCTCGTCGTAGTGGTGTTCGGTGAACTCGCGAGGCTCCCAGCCGTACAGGCGGCGGGGAGCCTGCCCCAGGGCGAGGGCTAGGTCGAGGACTTCGGCGAGTTCGTGAGAGCTTTTTTTGCGGCCTCGACCGCGAGCTCGGGGTGACGCACGTTGAGGGCCCAGATGGCGTCGGTCAGCGCGGAGAAGTCGCGGCCGCTAAGTGTTCCGGGGGCGAAGAACACCTCCCATTCGTCTTCGCTGACGGGGACCTCTTCGCCGTCGACGACGAGCACGGCGCTCTGCGGCGCGGCCGACTTCGTAAGGGTGCGGAAGTTGTAGCCGTACTTCATGTCGATGCCGACGCCGGGGCGCATGGGGTGGCGGTCGGTCTCGGCCGTCCAGTCGAAGCCGTCCATGCGGCGGACGCGGAGGGTGTGGAGCGCGCCGTTGATGAGCAGGGGGATGTCGGCGTAGTTCCGGGGCGCGCTCTGCGCGGCTCGGAGGTCGTCGAGGAAGGTCATGGGGTTCACCGTTCTGTCACCGTGAGAGGGGACCTGCCGGGGGTGACGGTGGGCACCCCCGGCAGGGGACTGGGTCAGGCGACGAGAGCGACCTTGCGCTGGGTCGGCTGGGTCAGGAACATGCCCTGGGAGAGGGTGTCGAGACCGTTCTCGGTGGGGGTGTCCTCGAGTTGGATGCCGCAGATGACCGTGTAGACGGTCACGATGTCGGCGGAGGCCCAGTCGGCGTTCGCGTCCTTGCCCTTGCGGACGACGAACCAGCCCTCGACGTTGGGCTTGAGGACGACGGCGGGATCGCCGGTGCCGGCGCTGTCGACGTACTTGGTCGTCAGCGAGTCGGTGACCTTGCCCGGGCGGCTGAGCGTCGTGGGCAGCGTGTACCGCTTGTCTTCGACCGTGGCCTGGGTGCCCGACGGGTTAAAGCCGTCCTGGGTGAAGCCGTAGGTCATCTCGAAGGTCGTCGCCGCCTTGAGGATGGCGGCGGACAGCGGGTTGGGCGGGGTGCCGGTGCCCTTGGGCACGAAGGCGATCTTGTGGCGGCCGTCGGACGCGGAGGATGCGGCGATCGGCTCGTTACCAGTTGCCATGTGAGCTCCTTGGTCAGCCCGGGGTGCGGGCATGCGAAAGCCCCGCCGGCGGCGGGGCTTGGTGGGGTCGGGTCAGGCGGGGTCGCTGGTGAGGTCGAACTGGTCAGCGATGAGCCAGAGAGCCGGGTTGGTGTCGGTGTCCCGCTCGAGGGGGCGACCGACGGGATGCGTCATCGGACGACAGGTGCGGCCGTCGACGTCGAGGATGTGGTCGGTGAGTTGGCCGGCAAGCATGCGCGCGGTCGAGCGTGCCTGTGCTGGATTGCCACCGACGGAGTGGGTCGTGATGGTGTACTCGAGTTGGGTGCGAGGCCCGGTGTAGCGGCCCTGCACCTCGCTCGGCGAGCCGACGTAGACGGCGATGTACCAGTCCGGTCGACTGTCGTCGTCCGGGGGCCCGTCGTGGACGTGGCCGGCGAGGTCGGGGTGGGCGCGGATGCGCTCGAGGATGGCCGTGACGTGGGGGTCGTCGCCCGGTTCGATCACTAGTACCTCCCGCGGAGTCCGGCCATGAGGGAGCCGACGAACGAGTTGTCGGCGGCGACCACGGCCAGCGCCCGACCGAGGGCTGCGTCGAGTGCCTTCTCGAAGGCGGCCTCTTCGGCCTTGAGCGCGGCCGCGCCCTGCTGGCCGGGTGCGTTCTTGATCGAGCCGTACTCGATGAGGTTGCCGAGCGCACCCTGCCGGCGGCCCTTGTCGGGACCGATCTCGGTGGTGAGCACGGTGGCACCGAAGCCCTGGAACGAGAGCCAGTCGTACGAGATCGACCGGTGGAAGTGCTTGGCCCGGGAGAACCCGGACACCGACTCGGCCCATCGTTCCTTGATCGCGAGCGAGCTCTCGTCCTGGGCGTCCTTGACGTAGTGGCCGGCGTTCTGCGCGACGTCGCCCAGCTGGTGGGCGAGCTCGTAGACCTCGGTGAAGTCGAGGTCGAAGCCGTCGGGCACTAGCTGGTCACCTCGACCTTGAATCGGCGCGAGACCGTTCGTGATCCTGACGAGGGGGCTTGCACGCGCGCACGCACGCCCACGAGTCCCGGGTCGGTCGCCGAGGCGGTGATCTTCACGACCATGCCCTTCTTCACCGCGCTGCTCGTCGCGACGGGCAGCTTGAGCACTGTGCGCTGCTCGGCGAGGCTCTGCCCGGCGGCGTCGATCTCGCTGACGTCGTTGGCGGCCGCCTTGAACTCGCATGGCCCTACGTACACCGCCGTGAAGCGGCGCTCGCGTTCGTTCGTGCCCGGCACGAGATCTGGGCCGAGCTTCTCGGTCCCGATCTCGCACTGGTCCGTCATGAGCTCTTCGGCCATGCGCCGGCCGCGCTCGAGCATGCGTGATCCGCGCACGATGATGCCTCCTAGTACCAGGGGAACTCGACGTTTGGCGTCCCGGTAGGGACGCGCTGCGCCGGGTCCGGGCCGACGTCGCCACGGGTCGTGGCGAGCGTCATGAGACCGCGCAGCCCGGAGCCCTTGAACCGGGACAGGCTGCGCTTCTCGCTGGCGGTCAGGTAGGCGCCGGCCTCGTCGACCTTCCAGCCCTCCTGGTACTCGTCGACGCCCCCGCGGGTCTGTGCCTCGCGGTTGCCGAAGATCCGCCCCGCGCAGTAGAGCGTGACGGTGACGGCCTCTTCGGGCACCTCGGTGACGAGCGCACCGGTGTCGTCCAGCCACGTCCGCCCTGCTTCCTTGCGGACCAGGGCGGACGCGGCACGCAGACACAGCAGCGCACGCTTGGCGTCGACCGAGTCGGCCGGGATGGCCTCGCCGAGCCAGTCGCCGAGCTCAGTCACCCCGACGAGGGTGTCCGGTGCGCTCGCCATGGTCAGACGCCGGCGGCGGCGACCGTGGTGGACACGGCGCGCTTGGCGTCGAGCGTCTTGGCCCCGAAGAACGTGTCGACGACGCTCTGGTCCTCGAGCTGCGTGGGGTTGTAGTGCTCGATCCACCGCAGGGCGATGCCGTCCTGGGCGACGGTGGCGGACTTGGCCGCGCCGTCGGGCTGCTTCGACGGGCGCGTCACGTGCGCGAACGCGTCGCGGTGGTAGGCGATGCCGAAGTCCTCGGCGAGGCCCGTGTCGGCGACGATCTCGAAGCCGAAGAGGCGACCGATGGTCGCGTTCCGCAGCGTCTCGGTCGTGCCGGACTCGTTGGCCTTCTGCAGCAGGACGTCGCTGAGCGCGGCGGCCTCACCGGCGGCGCCGACCGCGAAGAAGCGACCCTCGGCCGGGACCTTGCGGGCGTTCAGCACGCGTCGGGCCTGGATGAGCACCTGGCGGAAGTTGCTGCCGTCCTGCTTGATCTGCGGGATGGACGCGTCGGTCGCCACGGCGCTCATGTTGGCGATGAGCGGGGCGGCGAGCTCGTCGACGACGCTCTCGGCCTGCGGGATGAACACCTGGCGCGTGGCGTCGGTGATCGTGAAGGTGTTGAAGTCGTCGGGCAGACGGACCGCGCTGTAGCACTGGTCCTCGAGGGTCAGGGGGACCCACTTCTGGTCGAGCTCGGTGAACTGGATCGGGTCGCGGGCCGTGCGGTTGGCCTTGGTGTAGACCTTCGCCTTGCCGGCCGTGATGGGGCCGAGGATGTTGACGGTCTGCCCGCGGCCGGCCACGAACTCGGACGAGAAGTCCTGTCGGACCGTGCGGGGCAGGTTGGTGAGCCACCGCAGCGACGCGATGGTCGCCTGCGCTGCCTGCGTAGCGGTGAACAGCTGGTTGACCACGTGGGCCTCCTTGTTGGATGGGGGTGTGAAGATGCACCGCTACGGCGGGTGCCTACCTGCGGAAGACGGACTCCGCGAACTTGTCGGCGTCGAACGGCTCGTCGTCGTTCGTGGGGTCGCCGCCGCCTCGAAGCTGCTTCTTGGGCTGCTGGGTCGGCGGCTTGCCCTTGCCGGGGGAGAAGAGCGACAGCAGCTTCTCGGCGTCCTCGACGATCTCTTCTTCGGTGCTGCCCTTGAGGCGGTCGATGAGGTCGCTGGGGAGGCCGTGCTTGAGGCCGACGCGCAGACGCAGGTTCTCGGCTTCCAGAGCCGTGACCTTCTCGCCTTTGTCGGCGTTCTCGCGGCCCTTGCTCTCTTCGTCCTTGAGCCGCTTGCGGAGCGCGGCGGCTTCGCTGTTGGCCTTGCGGATCTTGTCGAGGGCCTTTTCGCGGTCGAACGGTTCGTCGTCCGCGTGGGGGTCGTCGCCCGCCTTCGGGTCCTTCGGGTCGTCGCCGGCCTTCGGGTCCTTCGGGTCGTCGCCCGCCTTCGGGTCGTCGCCGGCCTTCGGGTCCGTGCCCTGCGGGTTGGCGCCGGCGGGGTCGTCGGCGAACCGGTGTCCGCGGAGCGCGGCGAGGCTCGGCCCGATGAGGGCGAGACCGTCGGGGCCGGCGATGGCGAGCGGCTGGATGGCGGGTTTCGTGTGCATGGTGCCCTCCGGGGGCTGCTTGGCTGCCACCAGGGCAGCGGTGATCCTCGGTCCGTGTGGAGCGGGGAAGTCAGGGGGTGACGGCTCGGCGGGCGGCAGAGTCGCGAAGGTCGCCGTCGCGACGCATGCGCCACAGGACGGTCTCTTGGGTGCGGACACCGTTGACGGCCGTGGCCTTCTGCGCGGCGTCCTCATAGAGGTCGATGTAGTGCTGCTCGGCCTCGTTGGGCGTCCACTCGCCGTAGACGATCTCGGCTGTGCAGCCGCAGTGGCCGTGGAATCGCAGCCCGGACTTGTTGTCGTGCAGCACGCCATCGTCAGTGCCCGAAGACGCGCCCGACCTGTAGACGGGCCCTCGGGAGCAGAGCATCGCGCAGAACGAACACGGGTCGCCGTCGGAGACCCGCCGCCAGCCGACCGCGCGCGTGTCGGCGCCAGCCGTCCCGTCGATGAGCTTGCGGCCGCCCATCATGGACGACCGCCCGAGGATGCCGGCGTACTTCGTCAGGGCCGCGGCGTGGGCGCTGCGGCCGTCCATGCCGCCCTTGGCGAGCAGCTTGACGCGGACAGGTCCGGCGAGCAGCAATTCGCGGCGGGCGGCGTCGGCGTCGAACGACGGGTACTCGATGGGGCCGGCGCCGTCGCCGAGCTCGGCGACGCGGTACCGCTGGACGTAGCGCGCCGCCGCCGAGGACGAGTCCCGGTGGTAGCGGGCGGCGGCGCTGACGTTCGCCTCGAGCCAGGCGGGCGTCGACGCATCGAGTCGGTCGACGTCGAGGTTGGCCCACAGGGATCGGCCGACGATGCGCGCGTTGGCGCCGATGCCGACCTGCTCTCGGCGGTGCGCGTCGGTGAGTGCTCGGCCCTCAGCCGTCAGTGCCATTGGACTGGATCTGCAGCGCGGCCGCCATCTGCGCCTCGGCCGACGGGTGCTCGCGGGCGTAGACCTCCCACTCGGCCGCCTCGTCCGGGGTGACCCCGGGGAGGCGCGACCAGAGCTTCTGCACGGGGATGCCGAGCATGGTCGCCATCTTGCCGAGGGCGTCGGCGGCCTGCGTCAGCGAGCGGCTGCCGAGGTCGCGCCACTCCATGCGGAGCGAAAAGTCGTTGGCGTCCTCTTCGCGGCCCTCCTGGTGGGCTGCGAGCCGAAGGGTCTGCACGTGACTGTCGCCGAACCCGAGCTTGCGTTCCCCGGCCTTGAGGTCGAGCATGGCGCGCGCTTCGCTGATGGCGTCGGCGGACAGGTTGACCATCTTGCCGGTGAGGGCGTGCGCCGGGGTCTGCGCGATCGCGGCGAAGCTCTCCACGTCGCGGTCCTCGGCCTTGATGATGCCGTCGAGGACGGTCTCGTCGAGGGTGCCGTAGTTGACGCCCTCTTCGCCGAGCAGGATGCTGTCGTGCTCGAGCACCATCTTGATGCGCTTGCGCTCTTCGGGGTCCTCGGGCATGTCGAGCCCGGTGGCGTAGCGCACCTTCCACGAGTTGAAGTGCTGCTGCAGCAGGCGGTCGTACGTCGTCTTGTGAACGCGCTTGGCCTCCTTGATGAGCGGCTCCACCTCGCCCGGGGTGCGTCCTTCGAGGTCGATCTGGTTCGAGTACCTGATCGCGGGGGCGACGCCGGTGTCGTGCGCCTCTTCGGTGACGTAGACCAGCTGGCCGCGGTCGCTGCGCTGCAGGGTGAACTCGGTGTCCTCGTCGACGACGAGGAACCCGTTGGGCCCCGACTTGAGCACGTAGTACATCGGGTACTCGTCGACGACCGGGTCCTGGTAGACGGCGAACATGTCCCGGGGGGACCGGCCGCGGATGACACTTCCGGTGTCGCCCGGCATGACCGTGGTGTACGAGTAGCCGTACCCGAGGGCGGCCCGGTGGATGGCCCGCTGGCGGGACTCCATCCTGTTCGTCATCCACGGCCGCATGACCGGGGCGACGATCTCTCCCTCGGGCTTCTTCCGCAGGGACGACGAGCACTGCTCAGCGAAGAGTTGCTGCGCGAGGTTCGAGATCACCAGACGCATCCAGCCGGACTCCGCGAGATCGCGGAGCCCCTTCTGCTCCTGGCTCGCGTGCCGGGGCACGTCGATCTGCTCCGGGTTCCAGCGCAGCCACCCGTCGAGCTTGTCGAGGCGCGCCCACTCGGCCTGCGCCTTCGGCAGCAGCACCTCGGTCGTCAGTTCGACCACGTCGCTCTTGCTCATGCCCATGCGCGGCCGCCCTTCTTCTTCGAGTTGTTCATGACGTCACGGCGAACCATGCGGGCACCGACCATGCAAATTGCGAGGTCGATCTTGTTGCGGGACTCTCGGTTGTCCTTCGAGATCGACACGTAGCCCTGCACGGGGTACCGCCGAGCCGCGAGCACGTGCTTGCGGAGGCGGGCGTCGCCGTCCCATGTGAACGCGGCGCTCTTGATCTCTTCGAGAGCGAAGCCGACGGCGCTCGCGAAGGTGCGGGCGTTGTCGCGGGCGGACATGTCGAACATGACGGAGTGCCCGGTGCCGCCCTTCTTCCCGGAGGCCCAGACGCGCAGCTTGTGCCGGTACCGCAGGTGCCACTCGTCGAAGAGCGGGTCCCAGTAGCGGTCCATCGTCTCGTCGTCGCGAACGTGCGACGGGTCACCGAAGAACGCGACCACGCGGTACTTCTCGAAGGTGGCGACGACCTTCGCGTCGACCTCTTCGCGAGGTGCCAGCCATCCGTCGCCGCGCTTGCCCGGCGGTCGCTGCCACATCGCGATCGTGAAGATGTGACCGTCGATGAGACGGCACCCGACGAGGGCCGTAGCGTCGTCGGACTTCGAGCAGTCGAGGAACATGACGACCTCTTCACCGGCCTCGACGACCTTCGTCGTGTCGCGCAGCGGGTCGAACTCGAGCGGCTCGGTCCAGGCATCCTCGGCGGCCGTGATCTGGTTGTACCACTTGCGCCGAGACTCGCTGGCCGTGTTGGTCGGGTTCGCGATGGACTTCTTGATGCGCCCCTCGGCGTCGAGCCAGATTGCATCGCCTCGCACGGCTCGGACGACGGCTGGTGCCGCGTCGAGCGTGAGGGGGGCCTTGGGCGGGGCTTCGAGGCTGTCGTACATGAGGCCGTAGTCGCCGAACTCGGCGGGGTTGTCGTCCGTGCCGAGCGTGGACTCGTAGGCCTCGCGCTGACGCTGCCCGACGCTGTCCTCGCCCGGGCGGTACGCGTTGCAGATGTCGAGCATGCGCGCGGGGGAGTCCTTCTCGGACTTGGCCGCATTGCCCTCGATCGCGCCGGCCATGTCGTGGCCGCCGTTGCTGGCATTCCAGTTCTGCGTCTCGTTGCGCACAATGAGCGTGGGACGCCCGCCCTCGATCGCCATGACGGAGGCCGTGACGGCTTCGATCTGCCGAGTGTCGCCCATGCCCCAGACGTTGAGCTTGCCGACTTGGATGCCGTACTGACGGCGCGCTTCGGCGGTGATGAGAGACGGGAACAGCTTCATCGTGTTCTTGGTCTGGTCCTGCGACACGGCGACCATCTGGACCCAGGCGTTGGGGTTTTCGCGACCGATCGGACGGTCGCCTTCCCAGTGGTCGAAGACCGTCGGACCGAAGAGGTGGCCGACGCCCAGGGCGGCCGCGACGGGGTCCTTGCCCCAGCCCTTGAGGCGCTGCAGCACGGCGGAGTGGTAGGTGAATTGGCCGCTCTCGTCGAGGGCGAAGAACCAGAGCAGGAACCGGGCTTGCTCGGGAGTGAAGGCCCAGGGGCCTCGCTTGCCCTGCAGCCACTTACCGCACCAGGCCATGAAGTCCCAGCCGAGGGATGCCTCGGGGAGAGACCAGCCGTTGTCCCACTGCCAGGTCGGACCGAGCTTGACCGGCTCCCACTCGAGGTCAGCGGGAGGCGCGGTGCGCTCTAGCTTGTCGCGGTACCACCGGATGATCTCTTCGAGCTCGGCGTCGTGTGTGGTGATGAGGGCGGGGCCTGCGGTGACGAGAGGGGCTGCGGCGCTACGCAGTCGCGCCATGGGTGGCACCCCAGCGGGTCTGGCCGCCGGTGCGCTGACCATTGACCTGCGGGACGCCCTCGGACTCGTCCGGCAGCTTGAGCGCGCGGATGAGCGCGGCGAAGGCGGCGCGGTGCTGCCGGACCTCTTGGAGCAAGGGGTTGATGACGTCCTGCCCCATGCTGCCGGGGACGAGCAGGGGTGCCCCCTTGAGCTCGGCGTCCATCTTCTCGATGAGGTCGGCCTCGCGGCATGCGCTGCGGAGGATCTCGAGCTCGTCCTGCCGAAGCTCGTACACCTTCGCGGTCTCGCGCCAGAGGCGCTTGCCGGCGGTGCCGAGCGACGTCGGGGTCGGGGCAGGCTTGTGGGCGGTCATGGTGTCCTCCGGGGACGCGGACGCGCCCACCAGGGGCACTAGGGGAGAGCGGGCACGACGAGGGGCTCCAAGCGTGTCGGGGTGTTGCCGAACGTGTTGCCCGTCAGGGCGATGTAGCGGCCGGTCGAGTAGACCTCGATGCTGCGACCATCGCGGACGAGACGACCCGGGCGCTCGGAGAGCAGACCGAAGATGTGCAAGCCCTCTCCTGAGCGGGAGACCTCGGTGTAGGTGCCCGGGTTCGCGGCGACGACTTCGGCCGCCCAGGGCTCGAGAGTGCCGTCGACGATGCAGTGGTCGAGGTCGATGCAGCCGACACCGTCGCCGAGCACGTAGCCGATGCCCTCGCCGACGGTCGACGCGGCGGCCTCGGCATGGGTCGACCAAGTGGTGGGGTCTGTGGAGGATGCGCTGCCGCCGGTGACGGACCGGGGGACCTTGCGGCTGGTGAAGCGGACGAACCGAGTCCGGGAGGTCATCTCGACCGGTAGTTTCGGCGCCCTTCTTGCGGCACGAGCGGCGTAGACGCGGCACTTCGTGGAGCAGAACCGTGCGCCAGCCCTGCGGGTCAGGGTAGATGCTCCGCAGTGGTCGCAGTTGCTTGACGCCATGCACTCATCTTAGCAGACTGTTACGGATAATCCGCATGATTGCAGCTAAGTAACGTCGGCTAGTTGCTTGCGGCCTAGGCGTTGTCGCTGGGCGGCCCGCTGCGCGTTTGGGGGATGTCGACGCCAGGCCGGGCGGCCGATCGGCCCGCTGGCGGGCGCTGAGAGGCCGCGGCGGCCGCGAAAACCAGAGGATCGGAGCTAGCTCAATCGGAACTGCTATCCGGCGGTTACTGGCAGATCTTGGTGGGGGTACCCCCCCACCCCGTCTGAAATATCAGAACATCAGAGGGGCGGGGGCCAGATCGAGATGGAGCTAGTCGTCGGTGTCGCCGCCGGCCTGGGCCTCGTGGGCCTCGACGAGGGCCACGATGTCGTCACGCGTGGCACCGTCCGGCACCACCAGCTGCAGGCTCTCAGCGTACAGGTTCCAGGCCTTCTCGCCCGAGCCCTTGCCGGACTGGGGCGGGCGCGTGACCGACGAGGCACTGACACTCGAGCTTGAGCTCTCATCGTCCTCGTCGTCCACCTCGTCGCCGAAGCTCCTGGTCGTGTAGCCCTGCGTGGTGAGCAGTGCGGCGACACCGGGCGAGACGTCGATGGTGTCGCCGTCGCGGTGTCCGCCGAGCTCGTGGGTCAGTGTGATGCGGGTCATGCTTGCCTCCCGGGGTGGGGTTCGGTAGGCCGGCGCTTGAGTGCGGCGGCCTGTTGATTCCGGGCTGCAGATTCGCGAGCAGTCTTTGCGCGGTGGCAAGGTCCGCTGAGCCACTGCATGTTCTCGATGCGGTGGTCGTCGCCCGGGATGATGTGGTCGTTGTCGGTGCCGGTACCGTCGCACCTCGGGTCGTGCTGCGCGGCCTCGCACATGCCGTGCGCCCGGGCTTTGACCTGGCGGCACAGCTGCGGCCAGTTGGCCGGCAACCGGGATCGGCGGTCAGATGTGGACCACGGCACTGGCTAGTCCCAGGGGATGAGGCGGGTGCGGCCTGCGACGATGAGGGCGGCGTTGACGGCGTCGACGATGGAACGGTGGGGGATGCCGGCGCCGATCAGGTCAAGGCCGACGTCGATGGCGTCGGCCTTGTGCTCCAACGTGAGCTCGCCCACTGCGTACACATGGCCGCAGGCGCAGACAGCGCCGGGCTGGCTGCTGTGGTGAAGAACGAGCGCGGCGATGACCTCGCGTCGGCTACTCACGGGTCACGTCGATGCTCACGGGCGCGAACCCGAGCGCCGCCACTTCGAGCGAAAGATCTCGCACGCGCTCGAGCTTGGCGATCGCTTCGTCCAGCCCAGGCGTCTGAACGGTGACGGCGACGGTGGTGTCCTTGAGTGGCATGACGACTCCTTGGTGGGTAGTGAGTCCGCGTCCAGCCGCCGTCTCCGTGTCGGGGAGGTTCGGCGGGGTGCGGCGGAATGGGGTTCCCCGAGCTCACATCGCTGCAGCTGTGTGTGTCGATCGGTCGCGGGGAAGACTGCAGGCGTCACGGGCGCGTGACGTTACCCGGGCGCGTTCTCCACCGCCCGACCTGCCGGACCTCGGTTTAGCGTGAGCGAGGCGTGCACGGCGCACGACGGCCCGGTGCGGGGCGGTCGTCACGTCTTCCCCGTATGCATCTCCGGGGCCACGAGCGTCTATTCATCCGCGTCTCGCGCGGCTGGCCGCATCGCTGCGGTTGACGAACGACGAAAGCCCCCGCCAGTGGCGGGGGCTTTCGTGTCAGGTGCTCGATCTCTCGACACACTTCTTGATCGTCGAGAGTCATCGTGACGCATTTGAAGAATTAATGCAAGTCAGACATGTCGGCGTGTCGGATGCTGGGGCGGGCGGTTCCCGCGGGGCGGCCGCGGCGGACGGTCGGCTCGTACGCGAGCACGTCCACGGCGTCGACCTCGAGGGAGCCGGCGGGGCTGAGGCGGTGACTGACCTTGTCGGCCCGGGCCCACGCGTACACCGTGCGCGCGGTCCGTCCAACGATCGTCGCCGCCTCGGCCGGCGACACCCACTTCGCCTCACCACTCAAGCGGCACCCCCGTTTGCCACGACAAGGCAGTCCTCGCACGCCGGGTAGCTCGGCACCTTCTCGGCCAGTGGCACCCACTCGTGCCCGCACAGTGCCGTGACCTCGCGGCCTTCCTCTGCGGCACGCTTGAGGTAGGCGCTACCCGAACCCTCGCCCGATACCAGGACGGCGACGATGTGCGTGCGCCTTAAGCTGTCGAGCCCGCTCTGGTCGAGCTCGAAGCCACACGCGGGGTTCCGGCACTTGATGCGCACCGGGTCGCCGACGAGCGTGGGCGGTGTCCACTGCAGCACGAGCATCTGGCACGCGGGGCAGCGGGTCCGCGGGACCGCCGTGGTCTTCTCCGTGTCGGGGAAGGCTGAGACCCCGGACCGCACGGCACGCGTGAAGCGCACCGCGTCGATGGCGCCGGCCTCGTTCGCGACCCACACCTCGGCGGGGCGGCCGCGGCGGCTGCGCTCGTACGACTCGATCTCATCGAGGGCGAGCTTGGTCGGTGCCAGCGGCACGGTCGGGTCCGTCGATCCGCCGCCGCCCGTCTGCTGCACGAGACGGTCGTAGCTGCTGAGCAGGTCGACGAGCGGGGGTGCGGCGCGCAGTGCGCCCTCGAGCGACCGCCAGCACGCCGTGCACAGCATGCCGTGCTCGGCAGGCCGGGGCACGCACCCGCGGCAGGGTCGCCCGGTCGCGACCTCGGTCCACTCGTGCGGGCCTCGGGCGTAGCGGTACTCCCAGCCGTCGCAGCGGTCCTCGTGCTCGTCGCGGATGGTGCACGACGGGGTGTCGTCCATGATGTTCGTGACGCAGGTCAGCGTGTCTGTCACGCGTCCACCTCCTGGTGATCGGTCAGGGTTTCGTTCTTGCGGGGCCGGCCGGGCGGCGCGCCCGCGAGGCCCATCTGCCGCCGGCGGATGCCTGCGGTCGTCTTGCCGATGCCCAGCGCGCGACTGATCTGCATGTCGTTCAGCCCCTCGGCATGCAGCTCTCGGATGCGGTCGTCGTGCTCGGCGGTCATGACGGTGCGCCGTCGCGGAGCGGCGCGCGGTGGGGCGGGGGACTCCAAGCCGCGCCGCACGAGCTCTCTCACGAGGGCCCCGACGGTCGTGCCGTTCTTCTGCGCGAGCTCGTACAGGGGTCGGTAGTGACGGGCGGGCAGGCTGGTCCGCACTGGCACGTCGTGGCCGGTCACCCGGGCACCTGCTCGACGAGTAGCTCGAGGCGGGGCTTGCAGCCCTTCTCGTACGCGATCATCGGCATGAGCTTGTGCATGTAGGCGTCGGTGTCGTCCGGCACGACACCGGCGTCGACCAGGCCGTCGCACATGGCCTTGAGGGTAGGCACGACGTTGTCGTCGTCGCGCCGGCGGTTGGTCGCCACGTGCCAGGTCAGGGTCACCTGGCACCGCCCGAGGTCGGCCAGCCCCGCGGCTCGGGCGTAGAACCCGGCCGCGGTCCGCAGCCGCTTGATGATGCCCGCACGCTGGTAGCGGTTCATGCGGTCGTTCTCGGACAGGGGCGGCCTCGAGTAGCCCTCGAAGACCAGCACGGCCGACCGGGCCTCGGCGAGCGCCGGGTCTGTGTGGTGCCCGGTCATCGTTGCTGTCCTGTCCACGGGAGGGTGAGTCCGTCGTCTGCGCGGCGGGGGATGTAGTGGAGGTGGAGGTGCTCGATGGTCTGGGTGGCGGTGGGGCCGGCGTTGAGGATGAGGTTGTAGTCGCCGGTGATGCCTTGGTCTTTGCGCCACATGTCGAAGAGCGGCAGGACCCCGCCGACGCCTCGCGGTTCGGGTGCTTCGCGGTGGTAGGCGTAGGGGTTGTCGAGTGGACTCTCGTGGTCCCTGGACACGAACAGTCGGTGGCCGGGCGTGACGGGGTTGAGTGGTTCGAAGCTGACTCCGCCGAGCCAGGCAAAGTCGTAGTCTTCGGCCTTGATGCGCTGGCAGAAGACGCAGTCTGCGGGGGTCTCGCGGCGGGGCCGCGGCCGGCGGCCCGGCCTCAGGTTCGTTTGGCTCACGAGGTGGCCCTTCGGTTGCGATCGGCGTCGTAGTAGGCACGGAGGCGTGCTTGGACCTCGGGGGTGCGGGGTGTTGCCGGGCCGAGGATGGCGGTGAGCTTGGCGAAGGCGTCGGCGGCCTGCGCTGCGGAGAGGGCGACACCCGTGTAGCTGCGGCGGAGACGCTGCCAGGGGGCGAGGCGTCGGCGGCGTCGGCCGCGGACCTTCATGCGTGGGTAGTGCTCGGGGGTGCGTGGTCGGTTCATGGGTGCTCCCATAGGGTTCGGGGATGGACTGTGATGCGACGGCGTTGACGTGTGCGGTGCTCGAGGTGGCGCAGGCACTGCGGGGCGGACCGTCTGTGTTCGAGGTGGTGTCGCAGGTGGCCGTGCCGCTGCTGTTGGGGGTAGGCACGCTGCTGGTCGCGTGGCTCTCCTTCCGGGTGGGGAAGCGCTCGAACGTGCTGGCGGAAGAGGCGAGGCACGTGTCGACGCGTGCCATCGCCGTCGCCGAGCAGTCGAACGAGGTGGCGAGGGAGTCGCACCGGCTGTCTGAGCAGATGCGTGAGGATGCGATCGCCGACCGGTTGCGCCGCGAACGCGATGGGTTCGTCGAGGCGTGTCAAGAGTGGGTGGGCTTGGAACTGTCCTGGCGGCGCGAGTGGGACTCCGCCGTGTCGGAACGGGCAGACGCAGTCGGCTACGCGCTTCTCGCTCGGGCCATCACTCTCGACAACCCGAATGGGGTGCCTCTCGTGGAGTTCTTGCGGTCAGCCCTAGAGTCTGTTGACGCGCTGGACTCGTCACATAGAAGTATTACGATGGCCGACGTTCGCATCCAATACGCCTTGCGGGTCTGGCAGCGGAACCCGCACGACACGAACCTCGAGTCAGCCCTCTGATGCCTTAAAGCCCCTCGCCCGTCTCGATGATTGCGAGCCGGGTGTGGGGTGCGTAGTCGGCGTGCAGCGCGTCGACGACCTCGCGGTAGCCGTTGAGGGATGAGGCGGTGATGGGGTTCTCGTAGCGGGACCAGCCGGTGCCAATGGCTTCACGGCCCATGAGCTCGACGACGGGCATCCACCCGGGTCCGGTCCACGTGTAGGTGAGGGTGGCGCGGGACAGGCGGTGCACGACGTCGCGGGGCACGTTGCGGACCCGCTTGCGGACGGTGATCTCGGGGCCGGCGCCGAGCGGCCACGTGACCGTCACCCGCCGCGTGATGGAGATCCGGTCGCCCGCGACCTCGACCGCGGCCGCCGCGGGCCCGGTCACAGCTGCTCCCCGATGCTCTGGCCCGGCCGGAGCCGCACGGCCGGGTGCAGCGAATGCAGAGTGACGGCGTAGTCCATCGCCGCCTCGAGCGTGGGGAAGTCGGCCGGCGCTGCGTGGTTGTCCCACATGAACGCCTCACCTAGCTGCACAATCCATCCGCGATCGCCGCAGTCGCAGCCCGGGATCACCCGGTCGGAATGCAGGTAGACGAACGGCCGGACGCTCGATCGCACGCCGGTCACGTGTCATCCCGCATGCCGAGCAGGTCGAGCTTGCGCGCCTCGACGATGTCGTCGGGCCTGACCCCGCCGTGGCGCAGCCCCCAGGTGAGGAACGAGTCGCCGGGCTCGAGCTCCATGCCGAAGGCCTGCAGCACGTTGTGCGACCGCGCCATCTCGGCGAGGTCCTCGGGGCGGAGGCCGAGCTTGCCGGCCTCGAGCGCGAGGGTGTGCGCCCGGTCGGCGGCGTCCTCTGGACCAAAGACGTACTCGATCTCGAGGCGACGCTGCAGAGCGGCGTCGCGCTCGGCGAGCCACAGCGCGAGGCGGTCCATGAGCTTGCGCATCACTCGGCCGCCTTGCCTGCGTGCTCGAGGTAGACGCGCTTCTCGAACGACCAGAGCGGGCACTCATCCCACTCGATCTCGAGGTGCATGGTCGTTGTCGTGTTGGGCTCGTCGTACCAGCCCGCGAGTGGGGCGGTGCGGGGCGCGGCGCACGCGAACGTGGGGCGCGCCTGGGCGTCGGTGGTCATGGCGTGCTCGCTCATAGCGGGCTCCCTTCGGGGTGGGTGATGCGGAACACGACGGCGGGTGCGCCGTGCACAGGGTCGGGGCGGGCGTTCTTGTCGAGCCAAACGAGCTCGGTGGGGGTGGACGAGAGGGTGTCGTCGTCCATGGGGAAGAGCTCGCGGGCGAGGATCGCGGCCTGCGCGAGGTCGTGGGTGCGGCGCACGATGAGGCGGCCGTGAGACGCCCACTCGGCGCGGGGGATCTCTCGGGCCCGGTAGACGCCGCCGCCGGGCCGCGCAACCCGCGCCAGGGCTGTCGCGTCTAGCTGGGCGGTGAGGTAGGTGACCATGTCGCCGAGCACGGTGAAGGCACGCTCGACCCGGTTCACGTACTCGTGGGGGCTGTCCCAGCTGAGGCCGATGAGCAGGGAGTCCTTGACGTCCTGCACCGCGGCCCGGCAGTCGTCAGTCCGAGCGCTCATCGGTCGAGAGTCCGTAGCCACTCGAGGTGCTCGGCGTCGGCCTTGCAGTAGGCGCAGTCCCAACTCTTCGACGGGACGCGACGCTTGTGCTCGGCCTCGTGCACGAGCCGCTCGGCGTGGTCCGAGCTCACGAGCTCCCAGAAGTCGGCACGGATCTCGCGACGTTGCTCCGGCAGCTGGCATTCGGGGACCTCGCAGTCGGCGCAGCCCGGAGTCATCGCGCGCAGGGCCTTGCAGTAGAGGTCGCCCTCTTCGGACCAGAAGTGGTGCGGGTCATCATCCGGCACGAGGACGTCGGGGTCGTCGGTGTTGAAGTCGAACACTTCGAGCGCGGCCGCCATGCCATGAGGGCACCCGTGCTCGACGTTCAGGTAGAAGGTCGTCGACTGGTGGTGCTCGACCTGGTGGTCGTGGCCGAGCCTCGATCGCACCTCAGCCCATTGCTCATCGGACAGGGTGCCCTTGAGCCTGCTCAGGGGCCAGATCATGATCGCGCCGAGACTCGTCTCGAGGCCGGTCGAGTTGTCCCTGAGCCGCATCACGACTGCACCTCGGTCACACGCTCGTCGATGACCTGCACCCACTTCTGCGCGACCGCCGAGACCTGGATGAGCTCGGCTCGCAGCTGGACCGGGTCGCCCGCGGCGAGCGCCTCGAACACTTCCTCGAGCAGGATGTCGGCGTAGGTGACGGTGTGGCGGCGCATGGCGTCGTCGGTGACCTGCTTGAACAGCTTCTCGAGCTTGGTGGCGACGCCGAGGGCGACTCCAAGGCGGGTGACGGGGCGGAGGGGCTGGGTCTTGGGTCCAGTGCCGTCGGGGAGGTTCTGGGGCGGGCCCCACTTGAGGTCCTGCCGGCCTCGCTCTGCGATGACTTCGCCGGCGATGCGTGCGCCGATGGTTCGGTACTCGATCTGGGCTTCGCGGAGTGCGATGCGGAGACGCGCGGCGTAGACGGGCAGTTGACGCCAGGTGACGGTGTCTCCATCGATGACGACCGCGGCGCTCGCCGGGAGTGTCTCGGGGTAGGGGTTCGCCTCGCGGGGTTCGCTCATGCCGCTGATGCGGCCGGCGGCCCATGCGCGGCGGAGCTCGATGGCGTGCTCTGCCGCCTGGGTCGCCATGCCGTTCTCGGCGAGTCGGGCGATGACGTGCACGTCTTCCCAGGTGACGGGGTCGGGTTCGGTGACGGGGTCGGGTTCGGTGACGGGGTCGGGTTCGGTGACGGGGTCGGGTTCGGTGACGTCGGTCACTTCGGCGATCTGGGCGACGAGGCGCTCGTGCTCTCGGATGATCGGGGTGAGGTCACGCTGCTCGATAGGGTCGGGGTCGGTGCCTTCGAGGTCGCCGTTGCGACTGGTGAAGTCGTCGAGGGCTGACGCGGGCCACGCGGTCTCGTCGGCGATGAGGTCCACGGGGCCCCTGGT